TTATTGTGTTTGTATTGCATTTTCAAAAACATCGACCGCCGTCTGCTGCATAGCATCGGTATTGAATGTATAGGTTTGCAATGTTGTTGTGATATCTTTGTGTCCTAATCGTTCCATGACTGTTTTGGGGTTTACTCCATTCTCTGCCAGGATCGTACCGTGTGTATGCCGCAGGCAGTGTGCATGAAACAGCGGATTATTCAATTCATAGTGGATAATTCTTGCACAGTACTTGAAAGAATCCGGAGTCAGCAAGGCACCGTTTTCTTTGACACACAAGGGTAATATTTCTTTATAAGGTACATCTATGTCGGCACGGATCTGAGCAATTGAGCGATCCGGCAGCAGGTATGTTTTTGAGTAAGCCCCTCCGTATTTCAGTTTGTTTATCCGTCTTTGCTGAATGGCGAATTTTAATTCTTTTTCCAAAGTTTCACCCATTTTTATAGTACGGTAAGAGTCGTACTTTGGCGGCTTTATATACCAGGTCTTTTCAACCTTCTGCATCTGTCCATGTATTCTCAATTCGTGCTTTTCAAAATCTACATCCTGGCTTAAATCAATAGCAAATGTTTCCCCGATCCTGGTTCCGGTATTATATGGAACAACCAGCGACAGATGAAAACAGTTATCTGCCGGGAAGCGTTTCAGGATCTGGTTAAATTCTTCGGCAGAACAGATATATTCCGTATGTGCTTTTGCGGTCATGTCCATAGGCATCTTACCGATTTTTACAGCAACACAGGGATTTGCCTGGATGTATTTCAATGGCAATATTGCATAGTTCATAGCACCTTGAAGGCAGGTCAGTGTGTTCTGGATCATGCTCTTTGAAAATCCTTTTACTTTCATACTGTCAGCCCATTCTTGCACTTTGTCCGGAGCATATTGAAAGCTGCTTAAACGGTAGATACCAAAAGCAGGTTTCAGATGCAGCCGTATTTTTGATTCGTAATCGCGGTAAGTGTTATAGCTATAGCCATGATCTACGTTTTTATGTATGACAGTTTCTAGCCAGTAGTCGAGATAATCAGAAACACTGATTTCTTTTGGAGAAAAAGTTCTGCCTGAATTATTATACTCAGCTATGGCAGCAGCTCTTGCATCTAATGCTTCTTTTTGCGTCCGGAAGCCGCCCTTTTCGATTTTGTTTCGTTCTCCATTGATCTTTGCTGTATCAAAATAGTAAGACCAAGTTGAGCCTCTTTTTCTGACACCAGTTGCCATAATATCATCCTCCTGTTCGTAAAATGGGTATAAAAAATACACCTGTACAGGTGCTGGAGGATTGTGGTATAATCAGCTTGCTTAGAGATGATCATACCGGTCTCCAGACCTGTATAGATTCACTGATCCGCTTCGGTGCTGGTAACACTGGGGCGGATTTTTTGTTTATTTCAGCATTTTTTTAAAATGCATACTTGTAACCTGATTCGTATCCGCAGTTGATAGAATCCGTCATTTTAAAATTAGGTTTTTCAATTTTCCAGGAAGATCCCTTTTTGACTAATTTAAACGTAATAGTTTCTCCCCATAAAGAAAAATCATCATCATAGTCTATATTAAACAGAATGTCTTTATACACAGCGTTTCGAAAATCAGCAGCGGAGTCGTCTGGATAATCAAGAAAGTAATATTTATTTTCTATCAACGCCTTTTCTACAGCAAAGCTGGCATCCGGATAACGACAATATACTTTTACTGTTGCTCTGTTCCTTTTAACAGATAATGATCTAAACTCGTATCGCATTCGTTTATTGTATTTTTTGCAGAAAGAAGCCATTTGTTTGTATTCAACAAAGACTTTTAAATCAGAGCCGCGAACAAAACATTTTCTCATTTTTTTAACATCATATTTTTTTGCAGCTGAGTAGAAGCTGTCAACAACTTTTTTAACCTTCTTTTCTGCCTTGGTCATCTTCTTTTTAGGAATTGTTTTGTATTCCTCTTCATCACAGTAAATACAATAACGAGACAGTGTTCCTTCAGAAAATTTTGTGGCTTTTTCAGATACTTTCCAGTTACTAAAAACATGAGCTGTTTTAGGGATTGATCGACGCTGATATTCATGGCATACAGAACAATAGCGAGTTTCTACACCTTCATCCTCACAATCGGCTTTATACAACACTTCCCACTGATCGTTGTTGTGCTGACATTCAGCAAGAACAGACAATGGGGACGAAAGAGCTAAAGTAGTGGCTACCAGTACAAAAATTTTCTTTTTCATAACTCATCCTCCTTTATCTTTTTTAAGTCGTAACGTGGACCTTTGCGGATATCCAAAATGTAAGGGTCAGGCATTTCATAGTCACCCCAGCATGTACGAAGGATTTCTTTTTTAGAAATATTTTCCTTTGAAGTGTCTGCAAATTCAAGTCCTTTTTCCATCGCCATCTTTCGAATCTTTTGAAAATTTTTTGAGTTTGAGTTCTTCATTCGAGAATAGCCGTTTAAGGATTTCGGGGCAATTCTTGGCAGATGTTTCAAAATCCAAAAATATTCTTTTTCTGTTTCTTTCTTTAATCGCATTTCAGATGCATATTTTTCATAGGCAGCCTTTTCGATATTTCCCCTATTATCAATAAAAGGGCGGTTACTAAAAGCAATAATTCGATCAGGGTCACAATATAATGGCTCGCTAATTCCCCAGATAAAAGAGCAGGCAGACAGACGAGTTTCCCAAAAATCTTCAGGTAGAACAGGAAAACGGGTGTCAGAACCGGAAATACTGAAAACCCTGCCGCGATACATTGCCTCTTTAGCACTTGCAGGTTCGTGGTAAGAAGCTTCTAGTAAATCAGTGCCTAATTTTGCGGCATCTGAGAGAACTTTATTTTTAAATTCATTTTGAAAGTTCTTTTCTTGTTTGGCACCTTCAAGAGATACTTCCTCAGCTTCGTCCCATTGATTATTTAACTTTAAATATTTTTCTAAACGTTCAAAGCAATCCGGATATGGCATAGGAGAGAATGGGATGATTTCAACAGCTTTTTCTAAGCAAGCTATAGCACATTCCATATCTCCCTCTTTTTTAAATTCTGTGGCTTTGCGTTGCAAAACATATTCAATGCTATCCATAAAATCATCGGGAAGTTCAAATTTTTCTGTAGGAACAGGAATAGATAAAATGTCCTCTAATGTATCCATCTTGTAATTGATTGCAAGAGGATCGTATTTTTCCATAACTCATTTTCTCCTTTATGTGTTTTATATTTCAAAGGCTCGCACCTATGATTTCACTTTTTTTCATCACCGCCAGTGACGGCTCAAAGAATACAACATAATTATCTACTTCGGCACACACGCCATACTTGGAGCGATAGCGATCAATCGCATCCTGAAAAAATTCTTCTGTAACCCCAAGATATTCAGCAGCTTCGTGCCTTGAATGACAGCCTTGCTTATATGCATTTACTAGTCCGATCAGACCGATCTGCTGGTTATATGCCCAGAGCCTGCCTTTTAGTTCTTGTTTGCGGTTCTCTACATCGCTCTGATCGGTGATATCTCCAACGGCGGTGTGATAGTGTCCGATTTCCTCGGCAAGAACACAGGCTTTTTCAACGGATGTGTCGATTTTGTTGCTGATGGCAACCATTCCATCACAATACAGTCCTTTGATTCTATCACTCTGAAAATTGTAGTCTACTATATCTATACCTTCCTTGCAGGCTTGCTCTTGCAATTTTTCGTAAATGTTCATTGTAAAAACCTCCCACTCTTGTATATTTGAAATTGACAAATATTTTTGAGTGCCCTATAATATACTTATCAAGACAGCCAGTAAGGGAGGTCAAGGCTCCCTGTCCTGGTGATCTGCACTAAAATAGCCGCCTATCTTTTCCAGAGAGCAGGGCGGCTATTTCTTATGTGTGTATGTAAGAATCGAAACGATTAAACTGGCTGTCGTCAGAATGATCATAAATGTTTCATAATCGCTCATAAGCATCCCCTCCCATCAAGTCTCAGGAAGGGAACCACAGCCGCTCTACTGGCTGCCTGGGTAAGTATATTATATTGTCATGGTGCATTTCTATTTGTCATAATTTCTTTCATTAATATGAACGGACTCTGCTTTTAAACGGTGGAGTCTTTTCTTTTATTCTTAACAAACTCTGCAAATTGGCGGATTTCATCCAGTTCAGATTTTGTGTACTCGTCACCATCGAAGTGAGCCGCAAGAGTAGTGGAAGGTTGAATTCCATCAAATTCAGTAAGTCCCATCAGTTTCCCTGGGGTAGTTCCGAGAGCTTTTGCGAATGCAAGAATCTTACTTTGTTGTAAATCTACTTCACCTTTTTCAATCTTAGCAATAGAAGAGCGACTTGTATAACCAGTAAGTTTTGCTAATTCGTCTTGTGATAATCCTTTTTCTTCTCTAAGTTGTTTTATATTCTTATATAAATCTAACATTATAAACCTCCCTTCTGAAATTTACTATATCATATGTGTGAAAAAAATTCAACATAAATATAAAAAAGTGTTGACACATATTCACGGTAGTGTTATAGTGATGATGTGAATTAAATTCAACAAAGAGAGAGGTGAAAACAGTGGTCAATACTCGTTTGTTAGAGCAAGCAATAAGTGATTCTGGAATGACGATGGTTGCTATAGCTAAGAAATCCGGAATATCACGAGAAACACTCTACAATAAATTGCGAGGAGTAAGCGAATTTAAAGCTTCGGAAATATCAAACTTGTCAAAAGTCTTAAGGCTTTCTACTGGCGAAAGAGATAGTATTTTTTTTAACTCTGAGATGTGAATAATATTCAACAAAAAGCAAGCGGAAGGAGGGGAAGATGAAGAAAAAATATGAAGACATGACACCGGAAGAGCAGAGAAAATATCTGGATAAAATGAACCGCCAGACAGAAGGAATCTCGCTGGCGGCTCTGGCTCTTAGCTTTGTTTCTCTGGTGATACTCGTAATTAAAAAACGACTTGGACTATGATGGCGATGATGCTGATTATGATGGCTAGTATAGATGTTATCCGTGAAAATTTAGCATCCTTTTTGGCGGCTTCTGCTTGTTTCTTAGCAGTTTCAGCTTGTCCCTTGGAAGAATCGGCAATGGACTTAATAGAATTAAGTTCTTCTTGTCGCTGCTTTTCAGCGATACGTTTCTGTTCAGCAAGTTGTTCGTATTCAACCAAAACAGCACGACCGAGTTCAGTAATGTTAAGGATTCCATTTTCATCCATGGTAATCAAATCGTAAGCTTTTAAAAGCTCTACATGTCCATCAACAGTAGGATCGTCGAAGAAAAAATCAGCTGGAACACATCCGGGTTGTTCTAAGATGTTCTTCAATAAAAAATAGGACGTTTCAGTAATATTTTTCAAGAAATCGGGCATAGCTTTCTCCTTTCTTTTGTACTCGGCATGGCAGTGCCTGTATAACAAGGATAGGAGGAAAACAGGGTGAAGTCAATAAAGAAAGTGGGGTAAGGAAATGTTGAAACCATTAGCAATCCTGTTGCTGTTTTGGATTGCGATTCTGACGATGAATGAATAGGAAAGTGAGGTGAGCAACATGAAAACATTCGGTGAAAAGCTGAAACAAGCCATGCAGAAATTACATTTAAACCAAATCCAAGTTTCCGGTCTGACAGGAAAGAGCAAAGGTTCAATTAGCCAGTATCTTTCTGATAAACAGGTACCACCAGAAGAAACGCAGGTGGATATAGCATTGGCACTTGGACTGGCTGAGGATTATTTCTCGGATAAAAACGATAAATTTTATGTACTTCCGACTAAGGAAATAAGAAACAAAATCATTCCGAGGTTAGATATTAACGAAGCAGCAAAAATGCTCGGAATGAACCATAATACAGTTCGAAAAGGACTGCAACAGGGAGTTTTCCCGTGGGGGTATGGTATCCGGACGTCGGAAAACCGATGGGTGTACTTTATCAATGCAAAGAGATTTGCGGAGATTGAAGGAATTGCATTTTAAGAAAGGACAAGCAATGAAAAAAAGAGAAACAGAAACAACCGAAGTAACAGAAGAAACAACAGGAGCTGGTGTGATCGCCCCGATCGTAGCCACAGCAACCGCAGCGTTCACGTTCTGGTGGTTGGGAAAGTACAGCACGATTTGTGAACGCGATATCGTTGGAACTGCCATTACCGTATGGTGTGCGGTACTGATCCGTGTGCTGATGTTGGTGAGCAAGGAGGAAGCAGAATGAGCAAGATTATTAAGGTTAGTACGGATCTGGAA